AAATTTAACTAAAGATGAGATAAGAGAATTAATGGGTAAAGAACCTTTGGATGATACAGTTAAAACTCAAGCACAAATAATCTCTGATAATATCAATGCTTTAAGTCCATTGGTAGCTAATAAGGTTCTTGAAAGTATGTCACCTGATGAGATACGTTCATTGGCTGGGTTAGTTCCTAAAGGTGTTGATAGTATTCCACAACAAGATAATGTTCCTGTTCAGAATGAAATACAAGTGGATGGAAATACAGCAGCTCCTTATACCAACGATGCAATAAAGAATTTATCAGGCAGACAATATCAGAACGTAATGAGAATTGTCAGACAATTTGGAACAGGCAAATTAACCAAAGCACAGGCATCATTAATGCTTAAAAACGGATTTGGTTTCAATGATAAGGATGTAAATGACTTTTTGGGATTGGATGATAGTCCATTAACCAAAGATGAGATAGCTAAATTCTCAATGACCAATGATGAAAGGTTGCTTGATGCATTTGCTCAACACGGTGAAAGCTCTAAAAATTATGTTGTTATTGATAAAAAAAAAGTTTCGGAAGTAAGTGAATATGAATCCTTTGCTGAAATTAGTTCTTTAAATCAATTACAAGCCAATATACTGGACTTAATCAGTAAGGATAAGAGAATCACTCCAGAAGTAATTGCAAGTACTTTAAAGGTATCTACAAACGATGTGGAGATAACGATTAAGGACTTAGTAGATAATGAATATTTGAAGCAGAATCAATCTAAGGTAGGAACTGATATAATAATTGAAAGAGAATTAACTGCTCCTATTTCAGAGCTTCAGGGCAAGAATCCATCTAAGAAAGTAACTGAAATACTTATTAGATATTCTTATGAAGGTCCTGAGGATTCAAGAAATAGACCATTTTGTGCAAGATTGATGAAGTTGAATAAGTTCTATTCTCGTTCAGACATTGAGCAGATTTCAATGATAATGGGTTACTCAGTATGGGATAGAAGGGGTGGTTGGTTCACAGAACCAGATGGTTCACACAGACCTTATTGCAGACATTCTTGGATTGCTAACATCGTAAAAAGAAAAGATTAATAAATGAGCAAGAACATACTATTCATAACTGAAGAAACTTTCAAGTCAAGAACCGGAGCTTCTAATTCAATTGATGGGAAACAATTATTCCCAATGATTAAGGTAGCAGGGGACATCTACATTCAACCAGTGCTGGGATCAAATCTTTACAAGAGATTGCAAACAGGAGTAGAGTTAGACAATTTGAATGTTTATGAAAAGACATTGATTGATGATTATATGACTGATGCTTTGATTTGGTACACAATGTCAATGCTTCCAATGGTTATGGGTTATCAGTTATTTTCAAAAGGATTCCTTCAGAAAACTGCTGAAGAAAGCAATACACCATCACGAGGTGATTTGGAGCTTATAGAGCAGAAATATAAGTCAATGGCTGAGTTCTACAATACAAGAATGATAAGCTATTTAAAAGAGAATTACACCCTTTATAGTGAATATTTAAACTACGGTATGGGATTGGATGTAATATTCCCTGAGGATAAAGCTTACACTTGTCCAATTTACTTGGGTGGATCAGAGAGAAGAAATGCAAGATATGTGAACAGTTCTTCTACTACACCTTCACCATTGATAGCTACTTACATTGCAACAGGTGGGGAACATACATTCACGATTGTTGCTATGAGTGGAAGAGTATGTTACTTTGCAGCAAGAGGTGGACTTAGTAAAGCAATTACAAGCTCACCAACTGCTGACACTCAGTACATTCAAATCACGAGTGGGGTTGTAACATTACCTACTGGAGATATTGCAATGGCAGGTGAGGTATTTACGTTCTTATACCAATAAACAACATATGAGTAAAGGGTACAAAAAAGAGTACATAGACAAAGTAAAATCAAAATTTAATGACGTACAATCAAGTAGTAAAGGAAATTCAAACATTGCTGGAAAGTCACAAAATGATAAACACAGTAAAGTTTGCAAGTCCAGTAGAGTGGTTAAACTGGGATAATCAACCAGTATTCCCTTTAGCTTCTTTTGCTATCAATAGAGGTGGATTGAATGCAGGTAGAGAGCAAACTTATTTAATTGAGATGTGGTTCTTGGATAAGTCAGGTGTTGAGGGTGAGTTTGAAACAGATGTGGTAAGTGATATGCATTCGGTAGCTGCTGATATTATAAGCACATTGAGAAAGGGGAGCAATCCTTATACAATAGATACTGCAATAAGTTGGGATGCAGTGAGTGAGAAGTTTGAAGATTATTTGAGTGGAGTTTATTTAACTTTTAATTTAAGCATAGTGTCAAAGTTTGATGCTTGTTCAATGCCAGTATAATTATGAAAAGAATATTTATTATTTTATTTTGTTTGATTTCATTTGTAAGTAAAGCTCAGGTTTATCAGGAGATGCCACAATATGGGTATCGTGCTAATCGTATGGCGTTTGATTCTACTTTGCAAATTCCTACTGTTTGTGGAGTGCCAACATTAAAAAGTGTTGTATCTGTTAATAAGAAAGCTGCAATTGCTTTTGATTCCTGCAATAATAGATTCTATCAATATAATCCAAAAACATTAGCTTGGAGTATAATTTCAGGAGGTGGAGGAGGTAGTCAAAATTTGCAACAAGTGACTGATTTAGGAGATACTACAACTAATAATATTTATTTAAATGGCAGCAGTTTACAATTATATGACTCTGATCTTGGAAGATTTTTAAGTATTTATGCAGGAGATGGATTATTTATAGATTCAATTTGTCAATTTTGGTATAATGGATCAACTCCTAATATGACAATAAATGGACTTATTAATACAAAACAAATTAATATTTCTAATATAAATTCAAAAAGTGCTCAATTAAAATCAGATTTATTAACATTAAATAGAACTTTTCAATTGCCTGATAGTTCAGGTACAATTTTGATTAATTCTGATACTGCAAACAAATGGGTTAATGGACTAACACTTAAAAATGATTCAAGCTTTTATGTAACCAAAGGAACTTCAACAGATAGTATAACTATCAGAGGGGTTAGCTATGCAGCTAAATTAAAAACACAGGTTTATAACAATACAGGAGTAACAATTGCTAAAGGATCAGTTGTTTATATAAGTGGAAGGCATTCAAGTAATCTTGCGACAATAGCACTTGCCGAAGGTAACAATGAATTAAATTCATATAAGACATTTGCACTGGTTGAAAATGACATTGCTAATAGTGCTTCAGGATATGTTATACAGGCAGGAAAGATTGAGAATTTAAACCTACCTACTGCAACTTATACCGATGGGGATATACTTTATTTAAGTCCAACTGTTGCAGGAGGATATACAACTACTAAGCCATTGGCTAGAGATCACATCTGTAAACTTGGATCAGTAACAAGGGCACATCCAACTTTAGGTTCAATAGAAATAAAGATTGAGAATGGATGGCAGCTTGATGAGTTAAGTGATGTTAAGATTGCAGTAGTTCCCAATGATTCAACTTTACTACAATTTAGCAGGGTGGATTCATTATGGCACGATGTATCGGTTACCAATGCAATAGGGACTAAATATTTAAAACCTACTGATACAACTTCTTTAAGTTCAAGAATCAATCTTAAAGTGAATATAAGTGATACTAATACAATGCTTTTACCTTATTTAAGAAAGATTGATACTGCATCATTAAGTTCAAGAATCAATACTAAGCTTACTGCTTCAGATACTTCTTCACTTAGTTCAAGAATCAATCTTAAAGTCAATATTTCAGACACTGGTACAATGCTTACTAAGTATTTAAGAAAATCAGACACTGCTACACTTAGTTCAAGAATAGATGCTAAAGGATATGCATTAAATTTAGGGGGAACGAATGCAACAATCAATGCAAGTTCAACTTATTATTTAGGTATACCAGGTTTAACCATAACAAGTAGTGCAGCAATAAGAAGGGTTTATATACCTAAATCAGGAACGATTGTAGGTGCTCAATTGTATGTAAAAACTACAAACGCTACAACAACAGAAAACTGGACCATATCAATAAGATTAAATAATAGTAGCAATACAACATTAGCAACAGTTGGGAATACTGCAACTGATAAAGTCTTTGGAACAACATCATTAAGTATAGCTGTAGTAGCAGGAGATTATATTGAAATAACAACAACTACTCCAGCTTTCGTTACTGCTCCAGGTTCAACTTACATTTATGGTTCAATCTTTATACAATAAAATTTAAAAATGAATACAAGACAAATTCAATCAAAATCTACTTGGTCACCTGAAACTGGTAACATCACCATTGACACTTTATGTTTAAAGGATTTCTATCATTATTTTTTTGATGATGGAGGTGGAACAGTAGCTTATACTTTGCAGTCAAATGGATTGG